ATGCTGCTGGCTGCTTTCTGTGCTGACAGTTCATATTCTCTTAACTCCTTGACGTCCTGCAAGTCGCCAGTAACAGCCGACAGCGGCGAAATGCCTCGGTTCTGGTCGGCCCACTCTGGAAAAAAGCACAAGGCCATATCGCGGGCGCTAACCTTTCGCTCGCCGTCAATCATGTAACTTACAGGCCGCCCCTGCTTGTTGGTGATTACTCCATTAAATTCATTTGGCCCTTGCGTCCTGCTGGCAATGCGGTGCGCTGGTATCAACTGCACGGCCGGATAACCGCTGCCGGTCTTGGTCAGCAGAACGCCGACATCGCCGTCGCGCTTGATTGACAGCAGCGCCAAGTAAAGAAACTCTTCAAAGTCGCAGCGGCCTTGGATGTCCAAGATGCCGTGAAACTCTTTCAGCCATGCCTCGGCTTGTGCGCCCCATTCTAAATCCTTGCCGATATACTGCGGCACAAACGGCTGCACCGAATAGGTGCATTGTTCCAGTAGCGCCCCGCGTACCGGCGCGAAATTACCAAACAACCAACGGCCGGCGCTGACAAGCTGCTGGTGCGTGCCGGTCGGGATTAACTGCCTGGTGTCTTTGTTAAGGTAGCGCAGCGGCCGACGGTGGCGGTTGCTTTGATATTGTGGCTCCCACAAGGAACCGAGTTTTTTCAAAAATCCTTTAAGCATTGCGGAACTTGGCGTAGGTGCGGGTTGACAAATAACCGTAGGTGCCAGGGTCTTTTTTCTTTAAGGCAAACCGGCATTCGCGAAGCACCTGGTCGATTGGCAAAGTGAATTGCTTGGTGGCGTTTCGGCCTCCGATGCCATAGGCCATCAGCGTTTTGCCTTCAGTCAAAAGCGTTTTGGCCTTTGCTTGAATGGTCGTGATTTCGCTAGTGGTAAAATTTAAGAATAGACCTTCCGCCCGCATTTCCTTTCAAGGATAGCGGTTGCGGTAGTTTCTCAAGCGAAACAAAAAGCAAGCCGGCCGAGGGAAAGCTACTAAACCTCGACCGGCTCTAGTTATGAGTGAGCGCCCGTTGCGGGCTGTTGTCATGTCCAAACAACCTTAACCATGAAAAGCCGGCAGAACCAAAAGCCGGCGAACCGATTGCAAACTAGGTCGGCAAATCGTCAAGCGGTTATCTGCCGTCAGCGTTTGGTTGTCTTGGATAGGCGCCGCTTGGGTATTCGGCTGGCGGTGTTTGCGATAGGTCAACAAGCCGGCAATCATAAAAACAAGCCAGAACCCTACCGTGGATAAATGCGTCCTGCTTGTTTTTATAGTTAAATGAATTGACGACGCTGCCGTCGTTTTCAGCAACCAAAGCAAATTCGGATTGATGCGGTTTAATTTTAACTTTCATTTTTCTGGTTCAGTTTAGGCCGACCGCGTGGCCGGCTGCCAGGCTTCGGTGGCTTATTTGCGTTGGCCCTGGCGGCCGCTGTCTTGGCCTCGCTGGTGGCGCTGCCAAGTAGCTGGCCGATGTTGATTGGCTTGTTGCAATGCGGACACTTGTGGGTTGCTAATTCTTTTGCACCCATCCCAGTTTGCCGTCCTTGTTTCTAAATTTGAACCCCTTGCGGCCGATTGTTTTTAAATGCTTTTCAGCCGCTTCTTTTGTTTCAAACGCTTTTTCACTAGCAGGAAATCCAACTCCGCAATATCTGTCCGTGTATCCGTAAACGTACCATTTTTGGCTTTTCATTTCGCCACCACCTTCCGCAAACGCTGGCCGCTTGCTGTTGTGTGTACTTCGGTTTTTACAAGTCCCTTTTTTTGCAGCGCGTTGATTGAGCGGTTGTCTCGGTTGCCGCGTGAAAAATGATGACCCTTGGCGGCGATGCGCCCTAAAATGTATTCCTGCAACTTGCCTTGCAAATCTGCCTGTGACGGTCTTTCGATTGTGTTCATTTGTTTGGTTCGTTTGTTAAATTAAGCGCTCAAGCGTGTTTGAAGTGTGTTTGTGATTTTCACCGAGTCACCAACAACGTCACAAAAATAAGCAATTTGCCAATTCGACTGCACGTCGTACTTGTCTTGAAATATGCCAAGTTCTAACATTTTTATGTTCATTGCGGTAATAGGATAACTTGGGTCAAATTTAAACTCGACAACAGATTTCATATATTCTTTTACCCAACTTGTTTGACTGTCCTCAAAATGCCTTATTTCTGTTTGGTTGTCGTCGTATGATACAAGGCAAAGGCCGCTTTGGTTTTGTGCTTCGTTTTTCATATTAGCTTTTTTGTTTTGGCTTGGGTTCATTCCCTCGCGCTGCAAACAGTAAAACCCAACTGTTTGGTTTAGTCAACCCCTTTTTTGAAAAAAAATTAAAAAAGTTTTTAGGCCGTTTCCGCCAGGCATTTGGCCATCATGGCCGCCGCAATCTGCATCCCCTCGCAGTCCCAAAGGTGATTGGCCCGCTTGCCGACACGATGCCATTCGTAAACGGTTTGGCCGGCCTTGTCGTGGCGCTCTCTGCGGCGCTCGGAAAACATCTGCAACTCGTACTCGTTGCCAGCATCCGGCGTCACCGTCCAGTTTGCACCGCGGCCGTCGCGTAGGTTGGCCAATACATCTTTGCAAGTCGGGTTAGACCAATGGAACAAGGTAACCGGCCGCACCCTGCCCTGGCTTTTCGTTCCAACGGCAGGGTCGACGTACACTCGCGGCGAGTAGGCGCGGCGAACGGTTTCGCCTTTCACCTTGTGCGCGAAGTCTTTTGTTTTGGCGCCCTTGATTGAAGTGAAGCCAAACCGCTTGCAAGCCGCATAAACCTTCTGCGCGTTGTAACCGCTGTCGATGAATACCAGGTGCGGCTTGACGTTGTACTCGGCCCGCAAGTCCTCGATACTCTCAAACGTCAACGGCTTCGACCAATGCGCCAGACGACTCTGGCCGTCGGCAGCCCAGGCGCGGACGACCAAATAAAACAAGTCGCGCTGGACGTCGACGGTTGCAAAGCGGAAGGCTTCGTCGGGCCAGGGCCATTGGTCGTCGTGCGTTGCCAGTTCCCGCAGTTCGTCGTCGGTTTCCATTTCCTCTATCCACGGCACGCCAAGCGATTCGGCCTTGAATACTTTCAGCGGAACCGTTGTGCCGACTTTCATGGCTGCCTTGGCCTGTAAAAATTCCTGCACCAAATCGCGCCAGGGAACCCACGGCGGCAGGACGGCCGACCAGCGGAAACTGACCTTCTCGCTCGGCGCCTTCTCGTTAGTGGGCCGCCACTTGCCGGAGATGGCGAACGCTTTGCGGACGTCCTGCCGGTCGGTGAAGGTTGCCATGCAATGCGGACACTCGTATCGAATCGTTTTTGCCAGTTCGTCGAAGTCGTATTCGTCATTTACGAAGGTGACTTCGTTCGTATCCCACTTGATGAAGTCGAAGTTCATTTCATGCCGTTCGTCGCATTCTGGACACAATACTTCATAGATGCGCTGGTCGCCGGCAAGGAATGCACGGTGGACGTGGTCGTTCTCATGGTCAGGCGTTGAAATGACCACTCGCCTGGCGTTCCAGAATGCGCGTGTGCGCTTGATTACCATCTCGTAAGCGCCAGGCGGGTAATTCCTTACCTCGTCCAGAAACAGCCACCGGATTGGCTTGGATTGCAATTTGCTTTGTGAGTTGGCGCCATTGATGACCAGCGGCATCGAGGCGAAGTTGATTTCGAGAGTAGTCTTGGCGTGCCGGTCGGCAGGAAATAGTTCGGCAACCGCTTCGCAGTTTTCCAGCGTAGGCATTAGTCGCGTGCGTGCGAATGTCTTGGCTTCGTCCTGTGCGGCCATTACCCACATGGCTGGCCCTGGGTCTTGTGCGATACACCAGGCCGCCAAGGTTATTACCATTTGCGTTTTGCCGGATTGGGCGCTGCACATGATGGCCAAATCCTTGCACCTATTATCAGCGAAGCATTCCATCGGTTCTTTAGTCCAAGGCGCGATGTTCGCATCAAACTTGCCAGGAAACGGCGAAGTTTTGTCGACGACAATATTCTTTTCGGCCCACCGCCATGGCGGGTCGGTGCTACGCGGCGCTATTGCGCGGCGGGCGATGCGTTCAACCGTTGTCGTCTCCATTTGTCGTCCTCCAGAATTGCGAATGCCGCTGCAATGGCTTCGCGTTGTTTGATTTGTATGTCGGCCGCTTTCATGCCTTCAAGGATTGGCGGCAGTTCGTTCTCCAGTTTGGTGTATATCATGCCCTTGAATTGGTGAACCATCCGTGTGACTTCGACTTCTACCTCCGACACCGGAATCAGCTTGCCCAACTTTTCGTCAATTTCGATTTCGAGAAGCGCGTTCTTGCGCTGGAGGTTCTCCGCTTGTAGCCGGCCGCGGTTTAGTTCGTCGCCTTCGACCGGTTTTAGGCCGCGAGATTCGACGAACTTCTGCCAGGCTGCCAGGTCGTGACTGCCGTCGGGGAATGCCTGCGGCGCCCCGTCCATCTTCGACCAGACATACAAGGCCGCCCTGCTGCATTGTAAGATGTTGCAGAGTTCGACAATCGTCGGAATGCCGCGTCGACTTGTCTTTTTTTTAGCTGCCTTTTTTGCGGCCATATTTCAGTTGTGAGCGCAGTTTGTTTTCTGCGCGGGTTGGGTTCATTCGTATTGTTATCTGGCCACCTTGCCGCAGTTGTGGGCCGAAGCGTGGCCACCTGGTTGATTTTTCACTCATAAAAATAAAAAGTGCGGGAATGGTCTCC